GCTGTAGGAATAATAATATTAGATAAAGAAGCTATTTGTGCTGCAGGATTATTTGTAGACAAAACATCTAAACTTGGTTTTATGTGGGGTATATTTTCTAATCCTAAAGTAAGTAAAATAAAACTTTTTAAAGCTATGAAAATGTGCGTTGAAGAAATACAAAAACAAGCAAGAAAAAATAAAATATTTTTAGTTTATACTATTACAGGAGAAAGTGCTTTACATAAACTTTATGGTAAACACATGGGTATGCACCTATGCGAAAATAATATAAACTCTTACATTATGAATTTAAATAAAAAAAAATACAAAAACTTAGATTGGATTACGGATGGTAAATAATGGATATTAAATACAACAAAATTATTGGGGCATTTGTAAATACTGCAAATGATGAAAAAGTTACTCAAGCAGAACTACTAACATGGGCAGCAGAGAACCCAATGCCTTTAGATGAGCCTAAAAAACAAGACCCTAGATTACTTAATGAGGTTATTGAGAGTTTGACAGTTAAACAAACACCTGATAATACTTCGATCGAAGAAGGTGTTGAAACAATGACAGAGAAAGTATAGAATAGTCATATGGCTGAAATAGATAAATCATTACCCAATACAATGACGGAAATTGAAATTCCCGGTGAAGACGTAATTGTTGAAGAACAACAAAAAATTGTTGAAAGACAACAAGCAGGAGAACCTGAAATTGAAATGGCAGAAGACGGTTCAGCAACCGTTAACTTTGATCCTTCACAAGTTAATCCAGAAGGAGGAGAAGACCATTTTGAAAACTTAGCAGAATATTTAGACGACAATGTTTTAGATCCCTTAGCTTCAGAGTTAATGGAAAAATATGAAAATTATAAACAATCAAGACAAGAGTGGGCAGACAGTTATAGAGAAGGTTTAAATCTTTTAGGATTTAAATATGTTACAAGAACAGAACCTTTTAGAGGAGCAAGCTCAGTTACTCATCCTGTTCTTGCTGAAGCCGTTACACAATTTCAAGCACAAGCTTATAAAGAATTATTACCAGCCGACGGTCCGGTTAGAACTCAAATTATGGGAGATGCTTCTCTCGCTAAAGAAGAACAATCTAAACGTGTTAAAGATTTTATGAATTATCAAATTATGGATCAGATGAAAGAGTATGAACCTGAGTTTGATCAAATGCTTTTCTATTTACCCTTGTCCGGTTCTACTTTTAAGAAAGTTTATTATGACGATCTTTTAGGCAGAGCTGTAAGTAAATTTATTCCAGCTGAAGATTTAGTTGTTCCGTATTCTGCTACCTCATTAGAAGATGCGGAAGCCGTTATTCATGTTATTCACATGTCAAAAAATGATTTACGAAAACAACAAATCAATGGTTTTTATAAAGACATTGATTTGGGTGAACCACCATTACAAGAAGATCAATTAAAAGAAAAAGAAAGAGAACTAGAAGGAATTCAAATGAATGGTTCTGCAGACATGTATACTATTTTAGAAATGCATGTTGATGTAGATTTAGAAGGGCATGAAGATGCTAATCCTGAAAGTGGTGAGCCTACAGGAATTAAATTACCTTATATAATTACCCTTGATGAAGCCAATACAAAAATTTTATCAATTAGAAGAAATTACGGCGAACAAGATCCTTTAAAAAAGAAAAAAGATTATTTTGTACATTTTAAATTTTTACCTGGTTTAGGTTTTTATGGTTTAGGATTAATTCACATGATTGGTGGATTAAGTAGAACTGCAACTGTTGCATTAAGACAATTATTAGATGCTGGAACTTTAGCTAATCTACCCGCTGGTTTTAAAACCAGAGGAGTTAGAATGAGAGATGATGCCAAGCCTTTACAACCTGGAGAATTTAGAGATGTCGACGTTCCGGGAGGAAATATACAAGATCAGTTTATGCAGTTACCTTTTAAAGGACCTGATCAAACTTTACTTTCTTTAATGGGGGTTTGTGTTAGTTCAGCTCAACGATTCGCGAGCATTGCAGATGCACAAGTGGGCGATATGAATCAAGCCGCTGCCGTAGGTACGACTGTAGCATTATTGGAACGTGGATCTCGGGTTATGTCAGCAATTCACAAAAGATTATACGTGGGATTAAAAAATGAATTTAAATTATTAGCTGGAGTATTTAAAAGTTATCTACCTGCAGAATATCCATATGATGTTCCAGGAGCATCTAGAAATGTTAAAGTGCAAGATTTTGATGACAAGGTAGATATACTACCTGTTGCAGATCCCAACATTTTTTCTCAAACACAAAGAATTTCAATGGCGCAAACTCAATTACAGTTGGCTCAATCTAATCCTAAAATTCATAATTTATATCAAGCTTACAGATCTATGTATGATGCAATCGGAGTTAAGAATGTAAATGCAATTTTACCTCCACCACAACCACCACAACCTATGGATCCAAGTTTGGAACATATTTTATCAATTAGTGGAAAACCTTTTCAAGCCTATCCAGGTCAAGACCACAAAGCTCACATTGATGCTCATTTAAGTTTCATGTCTATTTCAATGGTACAAAATAATCCAATGGCGATGATGGCTTTACAAAAAAATATTTTAGAACATATTAGTTTAATGGCTCAAGAACAAATTCAATTAGAATATGTTGAAGAAATAAAAGAAATGCAAATGATTCAACAACAACTAGCACCAATGATGCAAAATCCACAAGCACAACAGATGATGCAACAAAATCCACAAGCAATGCAAATGCAACAAAGAGTTAAACAATTGACTTCTATGATGGAATCTAGAAAAGCTATTTTAATTGCTGAATTGACTATGGATTATGCTAAAGAAGAAGACAAAATTAGTTCTGAAGTAGGTGGAGATCCACTACTTAAACTAAAATCTAGAGAATTAGACTTAAAAGCTAGATCAGATCAAGATAGAGCAGCTAATAATGAACAAAGACTTGATTTAGACACTATGAGAGCTATGATGAATGACCAACAACACGATGAAAAGCTAGAACAAAACGAAGAATTAGCAGAATTACGTGCAGGAATTTCACTTACCAAACAAACAATGGCAGATCAAAGTAAAAGAAACGATTTTGGTAGAAATTTTAAAAAAAATTAAGTATAATAATTTAAAAGGAGATAATTTATGACTAAAGATTGGCAAAGAGGCTCAACTTTCATGAACGACGATGTTAAGATCGAAAAAGAACTTGGCTGTGGTCCAGATGGTTATCCAACAGGCGGTAAAACTATTGAAATGACTAGTGGTACTGAAACACAAACTGTGACTGTTAAAGGAACTAAAGCAATGAGAGCTGACAAGAAACCTGTTAAAGCTAAGTGGTATTAAATGTGGTTATCGGCAATTAAATTAGCCGTTTCTGCTGGTAGTAAAATTTACGCTAATAAACAGAGAACGAAAATGGCTATGTCGGATGCACAGCTTATGCATGCATCAAAAATGGCTGCTGGCGAGGAAGCTTACCAAGGAAAACTTTTAGAATCTAGACAATCCGACTGGAAAGACGAATTTATTTTAATTTTACTTTCGGTGCCCATCGTAATGTTGGGATGGAGTGTCTGGTCAGATAATCCTGTACACATGGAGAAAATGGAGTTATTCTTTATGCACTTTGGAAATTTACCAATTTGGTATCAAACAATTTTCGTAGGTGTAATTGCAAGCGTCTATGGACTTAAGGCAACAAATTTAATAAAACAAAAATAAGGAGCAAATATTATGAGAAACGATTATGGAACAAGACCCTATGAATCAAGATATGGAGTCGCGGAAAAAAAACAAGGCGCTAACGCTAGACTTGATGAATCTTTAGGAGCAAGAAAAGGAAAAGAATCTACTAAATCACAAAGTTTTAAATCTAGAAGAGATGAATCTAGAGGAGCTAGTAAATAGTGAACAAAGGAAGAATGAACTTAGCTGAAGAGTTAGGTAGACTTGATAATGAAAAAATGAATGCTAATAGAATGGATGAAAAAAGCAGAGTTATTTCTGAACTCAATAAAGGTTATAAAGATGGTGGAAAAATTTGTAAAATAGCTATGAAAGGCAAAGGAAAGGCTTATGGTAAAAACTCATGATGAATAGACCTATGTATAAAGCAGGTGGTAAAACTTTAAAAGCAGTGCCAAAAAATAAAAAAAAATCACTAGGAAAATTACCTACTAAAGTTAGAGCTAAAATGGGTTTTAAAAAAGATGGTGGAAAAATAAAATAATGAAAAACTTTTTATGTTGGCCGTTAGAAATTATTAGAACTGTTTATACTAAATTAGTAGATAAAGTTTTTGGTAAAAGATGTAGATGTGAAAACATAGAAACTAATCCAGTAACTATTGACATCTGTAAAGACTGTGGAAAGGTACACAATGGCTAAAGCAAAAGGACTCTACGCAAATATTCAAGCTAAACGTAAAAGAATCGCTGCAGGTTCAGGTGAAAAAATGAGAAAACCTGGAGCTAAAGGTGCCCCTACAAAAGCAAATTTTGTAAGAGCAGCAAAGACAGCTAAACCTATTAAAAAGAAAACGTAATCATGAAAATGCCTAGTACTAAATATGACGGAAGTTATATTAAAGGTAACTTAGGTGGTACAAAAGTATCTAATCCTAGTTCAGTAAAATATTATGGTAATATGATCGACGCTCCTGGTTTTGCTAAAGGTGGCACAATTAGAAAAACTACTAAGGGACCCGGAGCTAATTATAGACCAACTAAATCTGGTGCAGGTATGACTGACAAAGGTGTCAAAGCTTATAGAGCAGCTAATCCCGGATCAAAATTAAAAACAGCAGTAACTGGTAAAGTTAAACCCGGATCTAAATCTGCAAATAGACGTAAGTCATATTGTGCAAGATCAGCAGGACAATTAAAAAACTCATCAGCCGAAACAAGAAATGATCCTAATTCTAGAATAAGACAAGCTAGACGTAGGTGGAAGTGTTAAATGAGGGATACAAAACTCCTTGAAACTTTTTTAAAAAACAACTATAAAAAAATCAAAGAGATGAGTTTATTTAGACATTTAAAAAAAGAAGTTAATGCAGGTGCTAATGGAACTCAAGACTATATAATTAAAAAAGGTCCTAACAAAGATAA